CTCTTTCGCACACCGCCGCAAAATTCGGAATTGACTTTGGAGGTTTTGCGATGGCTCCACGCGGTCGCCCTCCGAAGCCAGTTGAGCAGCACAAGCGGACCGGCACCTTTGACGCCTCGCGGCACAAGCGCGGCGCCCTGGTCGCCGTTGAGCCCGTGACTTTGGCGCCGTATCAAAAGCCGGCGTCGGACCTGTTCGCTGAAATCATGGAGGCTGGCTCGGCCTGGTTCGCACGCACCGACTCGGTGCAGCTGGCGATGCTGCGCGAGTCGCTTGAGGAGCGTGAGCGCCTGCTGCCGGTGGCCGAGTCCTCGACGGAGGCCCGCAAGCAGTTGCGTGAACTGAACCGTGAGATTGCGGACTGGTTGACGCAGCTTGGTTTCAATCCGACGGCCCGCGCCCGCTTGGGTCTGGCCGAAGTCAAGGCCGCTTCGACGCTGGAGAAGTTGCAAGCAAAGCGCCCGAAGTCTTAGGGCTCGCCTGCTTTCATCCAGCAGGTGACCGATAGGACTCGTCCTTCGTTGACGTCGGCGAGCGTCTGGTAGGTGCCGCCTCGCTTGGCAATTCTGGGGCCAAGGTTTTTAGCCTGAGACCGCTTGACGTAGCCGACGGTGAGCCCGCCGATGTCGACTCTGACGGCGTTCTTGTCGTGCGGATTGTCGGGCTCGTGCACAAGTGTCGCCACGGCGAATTGTCGGGCTCGAGCCTTGCCTTCGGCGGCTGCGTTTTTGGCGGCAGCGATGCGCTTGAGGTTTGGGACGTATTGCGATTCTCCGACGACGTCGATGATTCGGCTGTCGTCCCATCGAGTTTTTATGTCCCATCCGATTGCGGCGGGGTCGCCGAGGTCGATGGGCGCTGCTGGTGTCGGCTCGGACTTTGGCTTTTTGCTGAATAGACCCATGTTGTCCCCCTTTGCTTAGACCCTACCTCTGGAGCCGCTGCGCATGGCACCCAGGAAGATCCCGGGGTGGCCGCCGGCCATCTTGACCCCTGTCCCCGCCGCGGACATCAAGCGCGGCGATGGTCCCCTGGTGACCGAGTTCATTCAGGAGCTATGTCCTCAGGTCAAGGACTCTGTCGGTGGGCGTGCCGGTGAGCCATTGGTGCTGCGTCCTTGGCAGGCCAAGCTGATGGATCACTTGTGGGCTCGTCGCAAGGATGGACGCCTCCGGGCAAAGGTCGCCTTGGTCGGACTGGCCCGCAAGAATGGGAAGTCCGCGCTGGGCTCAGGCATCGCGCTTTATGGCCTGTTCATGGGGCCTCGAGGCGGTGAGGTCTATTCGTGCGCCGCCGACCGTGAGCAAGCCCGCATTGTGTTTGGTTCGGCGAAGCAGATGGTTGAGATGTCGCCTGAGCTTGCCGAGCAGGCGAAGTTGTATCGCGACGCTATTGAGATTCCGTCGACGGGCTCGGTTTATCGGGTGTTGTCGTCGGAAGCGTTCACGAAGGAAGGCTTGTCGCCGACTCTGGTCGTTTATGACGAGCTGCATGCGGCGCCTAATCGTGAACTGTGGGACGTGATGACGCTGGCCCAGGCGGCCCGTTACGACGCGCTCACCTTGGCAATCACTACTGCTGGCGTTAGGACGGACAGCACCGGGCAGGATTCGGTCGCTTATGGCCTTTATCAGTACGCGCAGCGGGTGGCGGCGAAGGAGGTTGAGGATGCTTCGTTTTTTGCTGCCTGGTGGCAAGCGGACTCGGATTGCGACCACCGCGACCCAAAGAATTGGCAACTCGCCAATCCTGGTTACGGTGACATCCAAGATCCTGAAGATTTTGAGTCGTCGGTAAAGCGGACACCGGAGTCGGAGTTCCGCACGAAGCGGACCAACGTGTTCGTGTCGAGTCAGCAGGCTTGGTTGCCTCACGGTGTTTGGGAGCAGCTGCCTGAGATGGCGCCCGTGGATGACGCGACACCGGTGGTCCTGGGGTTTGATGGTTCGTTTTCGGGTGACACGACGGCGATTGTTGGCGTGACGATTGAGGACATTCCCCGCGTTTGGTTGGTCGATCTTTGGGAGAAGCAGCCCGGCGACCGTGATGACTGGCGGGTGGACATTGGCGGGGTTGAGGCGCGGATCTTGGAGACGTGCGGCCGGCTCAATGTTGTTGAGGTGGCGTGCGACCCGTACCGCTGGCAGCGAAGCATGGAGGCGCTTGCCGACGCCGGCGTTCCGATTACTGAGTACCCATCGTCGAGCCCAGCTCGCATGGTGCCAGCGACAGCCAAGTTTTATGACGCGGTGGTATCAAGCCAGGTGTCGCACGATCATGCTCCCGCTCTTGCCCGGCACCTGGGCAACTGCGTCATCAAGACGGACCAGAAAGGGCCCCGGGTTGTGAAGGAGCACCGGGGCTCGCCTCGCAAGATTGACGCCGCTGTCGCGGCCCTTATCGCTTTTGACCGTGCTACTCACCGCCGCGAGGCGGAGCCCGAGGCACCGGTCGCCGGATTCTTCTCAGTCTAGGAGCGTTCATGCGCATTGCCCTCGCTTTGCAGATCGTTGGCTGCGTCGCGCTCATCGTCGGTGCCGCGCTTGTGGCGCCTTGGATCGGTTTCGTTGTCGCTGGCATCTGCGCGCTGGCTTTCGGTGTTGCACTTGAGAGAGGCCTCTGATGCTTGGAAAGCTGCTCGGCGGTCAGCCGATTGAGGAGCGCAACCTCTCCTACCAGCAGGTATGGGGCTCCGGCATCGACGTGTCTGGGTTTGCCACCTGGGCCGGCACGGTCGTCAACCAGAAGAACGCCCTGGAGATTGGTGCGGCTTACGCGTGCGTGCGGCTGCTGTCGGACACAATCTCGACGTTGCCGGTGGACACGTTCATTCGCCGTGACGGCAACCGGCTTCCTTTCCGTCCCCGGCCTGCCTGGGTGTACGAACCCGAGGGCCCCGGCTCAAGCCGCATTGAGTATTACAAGCAGATCGTCGTGTCGATGCTGCTGTCCCATGGCGCGGTCGTGCAGATCCTTCGCAATGGCGCTGGCGAGATTGTGGCGTTGCAGCCGCTTGACCCGACCCGCGTGGACATTCGCCGTAACCCGGGAACGCGGCTGCGCGAGTTCGTGATCGACGGCGGCCAGGCAATCCTGCCCGGCGAGGACGTTCTCTACATTCCCGAGATGCGCCGGCCCGGCTCACTCAAGGGCGTCAGCCGCGTGGACGAGTTAAAGCAGACCCTCGGGCTCGCCAAGGCTCTGGACGAGTTCGCCTCCCGCTACTTCTCCAACGGCGCCAACACCTCCGGCATCATCGAGTTCCCCGGGAATCTGACGCAGGAGCAGGCCAAGGATTTGGTCGATTCGTTTGAGGCCGGGCACAAGGGTCTGAAGAAGGCTCACCGTCCTGGGGTGCTGTCTGGTGGGGCGAAGTTTACGAAGACGGGCTCGGATGGCGAGCAGGCTCAGATGTTGCAGAGCCGCCAGTTCGCGGTCGAGGAAGTAGCGCGGGTGTTCCGTGTGCCGCCGTCCATGATCGGATTGAACACTCCCGGCGCGATGTCCTACGCATCGGTTGAGCACAACGCCATTCAGTTCACCCGCTACTCACTCACCCCGCTCATCGCCGCCATCGAGGAAGCCCACAACCGGCTACTGCCTGGTGATTCCTTCCTGCGCGTCAACATGGACGGGCTGCTTCGCGGGGACTCCGCTACCCAAGCGCAGGTCTTCTCAACCGCGTTGCAGGCCGGATACATGAGCGTCAACGAGGCTCGCGGCCTGATGGACATGCGGCCCGTTGAGGGCGGCGACGTTCCTCGAGTTCCGCTTGCCAACATTGCGGTCAGCTCGGCCAGCATCGTTGAGGAGCGCGAGCGGGTGGAGATGGCCGCGAAGCTTGTGCAGTCTGGGTATGACCCTGCTGGCGTGCTGTCTGCGCTTGGTCTCCCCTCAATTACTCATACGGGGCTGGCGTCTAACCAGTTGCAGCCGGCCGAGAACGCCCAGGTCTAGTCGTGCCCGAGGTCCCCGGCTACATGGCATCCGCAGCCCGCAAGGGCTTGGCCTTTCGGGCTGAGGGCTACGGCGGAGACGGCCTAGCGGATAGCACTATCCGTGAAGCCCGTCTGATCGCTGACGGGCAGATGTCCGACGACAAGGTCATCCGGGCCAACGCCTGGGCGGCTCGCCACGAGGTCGACCTCGAGGCGCCGCAGAACAGCGACGGCAACCACCCCGACTATCCAGGCGCCGGAGCCGTGGCGCACTACCTCTGGGGCATCGACCCCACCGACCCTCAGCCTGCGAGGCGCTGGCTGGAGCGCGAGGCCGAGCGCATCCGCGAGGAAGAAGGACGAAGCATGGCAAAGATGGAAACCCGCACGTTCACGGTCGACGACCTTGAGGTCCGCGAAGCCCCCGAAGGTATGAGCTTCGAGGGATACGCCGCCGTGTTCAACTCCCCCAGCGAGCCCCTGCCCTTCACTGAGACCATCGCCCCTGGGGCTTTTGGTCGCTCGCTGAAGTCCCGCAACAACGTCTTCCTGCTGGTGAATCACGACCCGGCCCGCCCACTGGCGTCGACGCGGTCGAAGACGATGACGCTCGAGGAGGATGGCCGCGGGCTGCTCGTGAAGGCGACGTTGCCGGACACGAGTGATGGCCGCGACCTGGCGGTCCTGCTCGGCGGTGGAGGCAACCCCCGCGTCATCGACTCTATGAGCTTCGGCTTCTCGGTTCCTCGCGGTGGGGACAAGTGGAGCGAGGACGGTTCGCAGCGGACGCTTCAGCAGGTCCGGTTGCATGAGACCAGCATCGTAACCTTCCCCGCGTACCAAGCCACGAGCGCGGCTGTGCGCAGCCTGGACATGCTGGCCGAGGCGACGGGCGAGGATGCCGACGCACTTAACGGCGCGCTTGAGGCCCTTGAGCGTGGGGCGACGTTGACACTCGACCAGGCCGGGCTGCTGTCCGCGGTGGTGGCGAAGTTGTCGCCGGAGCCGCAGGCCGAGCCCGAGGTCGAGCCGGTCGCCCACGACCCCAGCGAGATCAACCTGCTCAAGACCAAGCTCGACCTGGCCTTCAAGGCCTAAGACTTCCTGGCCGCGAGAGCCGCGGCTAGGTCCCCGCTCTGAGGAGCCTCGGCGGGATTCGCAATGAACCACCTGCGCATTCCAACACCGAGACCCCAGAAAGGGGTGAACTGTTTTGTCCGAGTACCTGAAGAAGCTCGTGGAGGACCGCCAGGCGGCCTACCACGCAGCCAAGGCGAAGATGGACGAGGCCGCCGCTGAGAGCCGCGACCTGTCCGCCGAGGAGCGCGAGTTCGTCGACCGCACGTTCGCGGAGCTCGACGAGAAGCGCGCCACCATCGACACGCTGCTCGAGGCTGAGAAGCGCGAGCGCGAGATCGCCGAGTCCATGCGTGGGCTCGAGGACGTCGTCCGCCCGGTTGAGGCCCGCACCGCGGCCGCCGAGACCGACGCCGACATTCTGCGCCAGCTGCTCGCTGGCGAGCGCCGCGCCCACTCGTTCCAGTTTGAGAAGCGCGACATTGCCAAGACCAGCAGCAACGCCCCGGTGCCGACGTCGTTCTCCGATGTCGTCATCGACCAGGCCCGCCTCGTCGGCCCGATGCTCGACCCGAGCGTCGTCACCATCCTCAACACCGCCGCCGGTGAGGATCTGGTCCTCCCGTCGCTCGCTTCCTGGTCCACGGCCGGGTACGAGGCTGAGGCCGCCACCATCGACGAGTCCGACCCTGGCTTCGGCAAGACCACGCTCAAGGCCTACAAGTACGCCTTCATTGTGCAGGTCTCGCAGGAGTTCCTGGCCGACAGCAACATCGACGTCATCGGCTTCCTCGGCCAGCAGGCCGGCAACGCCATCGGCTACAAGGTCAACGACCGGCTCACGCTGGGCACCGCCGCGACCCCCGAGCCCAACGGCATCGTGGTCGCATCGACCGCCGGCAAGACCGGTGGCACCGCCACCGCGACCGCCGGCACCGGCCACTTCACCGCCGACGACCTGATCGACCTGGTCTACTCCCTCGACGGTGCAGCTCGCCGCCTCCCCGGGTTCGGGGTCATGGCGAACGGCTCCAGCATCGGCGCCATGCGCAAGCTCAAGACCAGCAACGGCGACTACGTCTTCGTGCCGACGATTCAGCCGGGCCAGCCCGACACGATCCTGGGCTACCCGCTGATCGAGAACCCGGCGATGGCGTCGGTCGGCTCTGCCGCGAAGTCCGTGCTCGCGGGTCACTTCCCGAGCTACTACGTCCGCACCGTGGGCGGCATTGACGTCGCCCGCTCCGATGACTTCGCCTTCAACACCGGCCAGGTCACCCTCCGCTTCCAGATCCGCGTCGACGGCAACCTGCCGCAGACGTCCCACGTCAAGCACTTCGTGGGCGGCACCGCCTGATCTGAGGCACCCAAGACGTGACAGGCCCCGCCTTTGCGCAGGGGGGCGGGGCCTGTCACACCCCCTGCGCACCCCAAGGAGAAACGGTGGCCCATGCCACGAAAGCCAAAAGAGCCTCAAACGCGGCACGTTCTGGGAACCCCGCTCGACGTGCCGCCGCCCGAGCGGGAAATCCTGCTCCGCCTCGGACTGATCTACGAAGAATCATCTGGGCAAGCAACGCGCCCTTCACGGCCACGGGCTACGGCGAGCAAACGCAGCAAGTCACCCGGCGGCTCAAGCAAGCCGGGCACGAAGTAGCGGTCGCCTGCAACTACGGCCTCGAAGGCTCCATGATGGAGTGGGAAGGAATCCCGCTCTACCCTCGCGGCCTCGACGTCTATTCCAACGACGTCATCCCCGCCTACGCGATGGACTGGGGCCGACCTACCGGGCGCCAGGCGCTCGTCATCACCTTGTTCGACTGTTGGGTCTTCAAGGGCGGCGGCTGGGACGTTGTCGAGCGCGTCGCCTCCTGGGTGCCCATCGACCACTACCCCGCACCCGCGCCGGTCATCCAATGGCTTGCCCGACCCAACGTGACGCCGATTGCCATGAGCAAGTTCGGCAAAGACGCCATTGAGCGCCACGACGTCGAGACCCTGTACGTGCCCCACGCCGTTGACACCACGATCTTCAAGCCGACCGAGCTCATGCAGGGCAGCGACGGCTCGGTGCCTGCGCGCCAATGGATGAAGGTCCCTGAGGACGCCTGGTGCATCACGATGGTGTCCGCAAATAAGGGCCAGGTGGATCGCAAGTCCTTCGCTGAGTCATTCCTCGCGGTGGGCATGTTCATGCAGCAGCACCCCGACGTCTGGCTCTACCTCCACACCGAGCCCAGCCCGGCCATGACTGGCCTTGACCTGCGGGCCTTGATGGCCGCTACGGGCGTGCCCGCGGACCGGGTCGCCGTAGTGGACTCGTACTCCTACCGCATGGGCGTTCCAAAGGAAGCCCTCGCGGCGATCTACACCGCCTCTGACGTCCTGCTCCAGCCAAGCCGCGGCGAAGGCTTCGGCATCCCCGCCATTGAGGCCCAGGCGTGCGGAACACCCGTGATCGTCTCCAACGCCACCGCCCAACCTGAGCTCGTCGGCGATGGCTGGCTGGTTGACGTCCAACCGACTTGGGACGTCGCTCAAGGCTGCTGGTTCTTCACCCCGCTAGTGCCGTCCATCGTTGACAGCCTCGAGGCCGCCTACGCCCGAGGCCGGGGCCGATCCCAGCAGGCCATTGACTTCGCCGCCACCTACGACGCCGACGTCGTGTTCGACAAATACTGGCGGCCAGCGCTGGAGTTCCTGCTATGACCGCCGTCATCACAGGCGGCCTTGGCTTTATCGGCTCGCACCTTGCTGACCGCTGCCTTGCCGAAGGCATGGACGTCCTTGTCATTGACGATTGCCGCTCAACGCGCCAGCGCGCGACTGAGCTGTGGCCGAGCGACAGCCGGGTCAAGTTCCTCATGGCCGACTGCCGCACCGTTGTCCCGCAGGACCGCGCCGACGTCGTCTTCCACCTAGCCTCCCCCGTCGGCCCTGTCGGCGTACTCAACCGCGCCGGCTACATCACTCCTGAAGTTATTGACGGCTCGCGCGCAGCTGCCAGATGGGCGATGCGCGACAGCGTCCCCATGATCGACGTATCCACCTCAGAGATTTACGGCGGCGGGGACCAAGGCCTTTGCGCCGAGTCCATGCCTCGCATTGTGGAGGCTGGCGCATGGGCGCGGCTGGAGTACCAGACCGCCAAACTCGCCGCCGAGGTGATGCTCCAAAACACCGCCGACCTAGACGTGCGGATCATCCGCCCGTTCAACGTCGCCGGTCCCCGCCAATCTCCCGCTGGCGGATTCGTCCTGCCTCGCATGGTGCAGCAGGCCCTCACCGGCAAGCCCATCACCGTCTACACGCCGGGCACGCAGCGCCGCGCGTTGACGCACGTCCTCGACATCGTGGACGGCATTTGGCTGGCCTGGCGTAAAGGCGAGACCAACCGCGACTACAACCTCGGCAACCCTGGAAACACCTGCTCAATGATGTCGCTGGCCCACGAGGTCGCCGACTATGTCGGTGGCGCGGAGGTCACAGTCGTTGACCCGGTCGGCCTGCACGGTGAGCAGTTCAAGGAAGCGGCGGAGAAGTTCCCTGACGCGACGCGAGCGATAACTGAGCTGGGCTGGCACCCGACCCGGTCCCGCCAGCAGATCATCGCCGACACGGTGGAATGGTCCCGATGATCCCGGTCCTCGGTGTGCCGATCCTGAACCGCGCCGACCTGGCCGAGCAGATGCTTGAGTCCGTTGACGTTGACACGGCAGAAACGCTGGTGATTCTCAACGGCGACCCTGACGGCACGCGGGCGATGCTGAGGGGCCGCCTGGTCAGCTACATTGACCCGGGCTTCAACCTCGGGGTCGCGGCGTCATGGAATTTCATTATTCGCGCGAGGCCTGCCGCCCCGTGGTGGCTCATCGTCAACGCCGACATTGAGTTTGCCCCTGGCGACCTTGGCCATCTATGCGAGGCAATGGACGTTACCGAGCCGCGGCTGGCGTGCCTGTACGAGTTCGGCGCGTTCGGGATTAACCAGGCCGCTGTGGATGAGGTCGGCTGGTTCGACGAAAATTTCCATCCGATCTATTTTGAGGACAATGACTACCGCCGCCGCTGCCTGCTGGCAGGCGTGCCAGTTGTCAACCTCTTGAGCGGCACGAAGCACGACAATTCGGCGACGATTGCCAGCGGCTACGCCGCACATAATCAGCGCACATTTCCCAGGAACCAGGCCTATTACATCCACAAATGGGGCGGGCCTCCTGGCTACGAGACCGTGACTGCCCCTGTAACGCCCGTGCTGGACCGTACACGGCTTGTCAATAACGCCTGGACATAGGAGAACCCCGTGGCAATTGCTAACGGCTACGCGACTCTGGCGCAGATCAAGAGTGCGCTGCGCATCGCCTCCGGCGACGCCACCGACGACGCCCTCCTCGAAATGGCCGTCGAGTCCGCCTCCCGGCTCATCGACGCCTACTGCGGACGCAACTTCATCCTCGCCGGCACGGCAACCCGCTACTACAACACCGACAACCCCTACGTCGTCCAAATCGACGACGCACGCTCCATCACCGCCGTGGAAACCTCCACCGGCCTAGATGGCGTCTACGACACCGCCTGGACTATCGGCACCGCCGGAGGCGAAGGCGACGCCCAGCCGGAACCGATCAACGACTACCTTGGCGGCGTCGTCTGGCCCTACACCCGCATTCGCGCTATTGGCGACTACACGTTCCCGACGGGCGCGGAAAACTCCATCAAGGTCACGGCCGTCTTTGGCTGGCCCAACATCCCGGTCACCGTCACGCAGGCAACCATCTTGCAGTCCTCAAGAATCTTCACCCGACTCCAGTCCCCGCTCGGTGTTGCCGGCTTCGGAGACATGGGCATCATGCGCGTCAGCCGCGGGCTAGACCCCGACGTCGCGCAGCTCATCGAGGGCTACCGCAAATTCACGGGCGTCGCATGACCGCGCTCACCGACCTACGCACCGGGCTCGCCACCAGGCTCGCCACCATCACCGGGCTTCGATCCTCGTCCTACATCCCCGACAACCCGCAGCCCCCCGTCGCCATCGTTATGCCAGGCCGGATCACCTACGACACGGCATTCGGGCGCGGCTCGGATGAATACGAATTTACGATCACGCTCGTCGTCGGCCGCGTAGCCGACCGGGCATCACAGACCAACCTCGACGCCTACTGCGCCTCAAGCGGTAGCGCGTCGGTGAAGGCGGCAATCGAAGGCGACCGCTCCCTCGGGGGCACGGCCTTGGATTGCCGAGTAACCGCAATGACCAGCCAAGGCTCACTTGCCATTGGGGACGTCACCTACCACACGGCCGAATTCTCGGTCACCGTCATTGCCGCCGGCTAAGGAGAAACAGGAATGGCAAAGTTCATCGGCAAGAATCTTCGGGTGAAGGTCGGCGGGACCGAGCTCACCTCAAACATCGCAAGCGTTGAGGTCACCGAGACCGTTGACGAGATCGAGACCACCGCGTTCGGCTCTGCGGCACGCAGCCGCATCGCCGGCCTCAAGGACGCCTCAGTCACCATCAGCTTCCACCAGGACTACGACGCCAGCAAGGTCTCGGCCACGCTCGCCACGATCTTTGGTGGCACCGCTGACGTCGTCGTCCTCGCGGGCACCGCGACCACGCAGGGCACCGCAGCGGCCACCGCGCCGATGTACACCATCCCCGTGCTCTGCTCCCAGCAGACCCCGGTGAGCGGGCAGGTCGGCGACCTCACCACGTTCGACGTGACGTGGCCCGCGGTCGGCGAGATCACCAAGTCCACTTCGGGCACCTTCTCCGCCTAAACCTAGGAGTCACCTTGCGCATCGCATTCCAAATCACCTACGCCGACGGCACGGCGGCGGAGGCTACGGCCTCCGTCGCCGACCAGGTGGCCTTCGAGCTTGAGCACGACCGCTCGATTGCCAGGCTCGGCGACGACTTCCGACTCACCGACGCCTGCTGGCTCGCGTGGCACGCCCTCAAGCGCACCAGCAAGACCAGCGCAGACTTTGAGACCTGGCTAGAAGGGGTCGACGAGCTCGAGGTCGGGGAGTCCAAGATCGCCCCTTTGGGGGATACGACAACGCCCACTGGTTGATTGTCCATTTGGCCTATGAGTTCGGCATCGCGCCGTCCCAGGTGCTTGCCGAGTCTGACCGAATGATCTTCACCATGTCGCGTTACCTGTCCAACCGCGCCAAGCAGATGGACAAGACCTAGCGGGAGGCGAGCCGTGGCAACCGCTCAGGTCCAGATTTACGGGCTCGACAAACTGATGCGTGACCTTCGTGGCTTGGACAAGGAAGCCAACGACGAGCTGCGCACGGCAAGCAAGGAAATTGCCACGCGGCTGATGGTCCCGGCGTACCAGGATGCAGCAGACCAGGCGGGTCCGTGGGGTGCTGAGATCGCAGCGACCGTCAAGGCCGCGCGCGACCGCATCCCCTCGGTGTCCATCGGCTCGCGGGCTAGGCGGTTCAGCGGTGGCGCGTCACCGACCACCGTGCGCTTCCCGTCCAACTCCGGCTACCAGGGCCGCTCCGGTGCCCGCGGCACTATGCCTCGAGCGTTCGGCTCTGGCTACGGCTGGATGAAAAAGATGGGCGCCTACAAAGGCGACGCCCTTGGCGAGTGGCTGAGAGCAATTGACCGAGTCAAGAGAAAGTTTGAGGCGGGCTGATGGCGACAGCGGGTAGGACTCTCAAGGTCGCGCTAGTCGCCAATACCAAGAACTTCCGCCAAGGCATGATGTCGGCGGTACGCGACGCCAAGGGCTTCCAGGGGAAGATGGGCGCGGTTGCGACCAGTCTCCGCGGCACCCTAGGACCGGCGCTGCTGGCAGCGGCCGCCGCTGCCGGAGCGCTTGCAGTCAAACTCGGCGTTGACGGCGTCAAGGCCGCCATCGCCGATCAAAAGACTGTTGCCGTCCTTGCCAAGACTTTGGAGAATCTGGGCCAGGCCCACCGGCAGACTGGCGTTGAGGACTTCATCGCCAATATGGAGTCTGCGACTGGCGTCGCTGACGAGCAGCTGCGCCCCGCATTGGGGCTGCTGCTCCAGGCGACTGGGGACGTGGACGAGGCCCAGCGCCGCATGGCTCAGGCGATGGACATCGCCATTGGCACAAACAATTCGCTTGACTCCGTTGTGCGGGCTCTGTCCAAGTCGCTCGCCACCGGCGCCTCTGGCACGTTGTCTCGCTACAACGTGATGATTGACCAGAACACCGTGGCAACTGAGGGCTTCGGTGCTGCGCTTGATGAGGCCGCCAGCGGTTTCGATGGGCTTGCCAACGAGGAGGCTCGCACCCTTGAGGGCCGCCTGCGCATCCTCCAGACCGAAGCGGCCAACGTGCAAGAGGCGTTTGGCTACGGCATCGTCAATTCTCTCGGCGGGGCCGGAGACAGCGCGGACGACCTGTCAGCGAGGTTGCGGGATCTCAAGGACGACGCCGAAGCGCTAGGCGAAGCGGTCGGCAACTCCATCGGCGACCTGATAGATCTCGCCAAGGGCATCATGGGCGCCAAGGAAGCCGTTGACGATTTCCTTGACAGCGCCGGGCTCCTAGGCGATGTCGTCCAGGGCGAGGTCGGCGGGATGATAAACCCGCTTGACAAGGCCACCGGCATGGTCAAGCAGCTATCAGCCGCCCTCACCGGCAACGACCAGGCATTCCTCGAGGCTGCGTTTGGTGCTGGCGAAGCGGCACAAGACGCGGTGCCGAAGATTGAAACCTTTGGCTACACGGCCGGCGAGGCCGCAAGCGAAGTCGAAGAACTGGTTGAGCAGGTCAGCCTGCTGGACGAGTTCGTCAGCCGCACAACCGCCATCCTCAACTACGAAGCCGCCATCGACGACCTACGCAAGAGCCTCAACGAAAACGGCAAGACCTTTGACTACAACACCAAGGCCGGCCGCGAAAACAACAAGGCCTTGCTTGACTTCGTGCAGTCAACCGCCGCGGTGGCCGAGTCTCAGGAAACCGCCTTCGGCAAGGTGGCGTACACGCAGGACGCCTTAACTAATCTTGCCAAGCAGTTTGACCGCACCAAGATGAGCTCGGCCACTAGGGCCGCCATGCTTGAGCCCTTCCAGGCACTCATTGACGACCTTGCCGCATCTGAAGTTGACGTGACTACGCTTCAGCAACAACTGGACAAGCTGCGCGGCAAGGACATCACCATCACGACCCGATTCAACTTCCCCGACGGTCGCCCTCCAGGTGGCTGGCCCAAGGAATGGTACGGAGCCAAGGGCGGCATGGTGCCCCAGTTCTTCGCCGGTGGGGGCATGTCCCGAGGCATGGACACGGTCCCCGCCATGCTCGCGCCGGGCGAGTTCGTTATGCGCCGGTCGGCAGTAAAACAGTTCGGCGCCGACCTGTTCTCCCAGCTCAACCGCGGCATCAACCCCCTCGCGGGCATGTCCCCCACCGGCGCCGGCCGCGGCGGCGGTTTCCAAATCGGCACCATCAACGTCATGTCCGCTCCCGGCGAGCGCGCTGAAACGTCCCTCCCCCGCGCCTTGAGGCGCGCTTCCTTCCTGGCAGGCGTCAATGGCTGAGTCCTACAAAATCGGCGCAACCGACGTCACCACCTACCTGACCCACCTCCAGGTCATCGACGGCAACATCGGGGTGCCGCCGCTACGGCAGGACGACTACACCGTGCCGGGCCGCACCGGCGCCATTGCCGCTACCCCCTGGTGGGGGCCCAGGGTGGTCACGTTCGGCGGCATCATCGCCGGCACGACCAGGGCCGCCATGCAGGCAAACCTCAAGTCGCTCGCGTCCTTGGTGCTCAATGGTGGGGACACGTTCACGATGTCTCGCACGCTGGACACCACGGGCACGCCCACGACGGTGACGCACACGGCCACGGCCCGCTACCTGGGCGGCCTCGAGTCCAGCGAGCAGCTGTCGAACCGGGTCGCCCGAGTCGCCTTCGACGTCATGCTCATGGACGGCTACTGGTACGAGGCCGCCTACACCTCGGGCACCGCCCTTGCCGGGACGTCCGTAGTCAATGTCGTAGGCGACGCCCCCACCCAAGACGTCAACCTCACCTACTCCATCGGCGCCGGCTCGCAGCGCATCACCAACCAGGCCTACCCCGGCCTATCTCGGCTGACCCTGAAGCCCGGCAACAACACCCTCGTTGTCACGGGCGGCGGCTCGGTGACCTTGAGTTACAAGGCGGCCTGGCTGTGACACACCTGCGCCTTGACGTCTACGACCCCCTCAACCAGACGTACCAGGGGACGCTGACGCAGTCACTAACTAGCGAGTTCGTGGACGAGTTCAACGCCCCCGGCTACGGCTCCGTCACGGTGCCCCTGTTCTCGACGGACGCCAACCTGCTGGTCAAGGACGCCGTCGTTCGGGTCATTTATCAGGACGACGTCAGGTTCGCCTGGTTCGTTGAGACCCGCGACCGCGACCTCGCCAACTCGTCAGGGCAACAGACGTTGACTGCTTCGGGAAGGGGACTCTTAGCGATCTTGGAGGACGCCGTCGTTTATCCCCTCGGCGGCCTGGCCGACTTCGTCGCCCCTGACCGTCCCTTCAACTGGGCCTCCGGTCCCGGTGGCGGGTGGCGAGGCTCAGGCAACTACCAAGACGCCCTCGGCGTGCAATGGCGCAACGACTCCACCGCTAGGGAAAAGCTGCCTGTCCGGTGGAAAGACCCGGTCGCGCAATGGATCTGGCGCACCGACCCCGAAACCGCCGTGCAGCGCGGCACCGTCAACTGGTTCTACCGCGACTTCACCCTCACCGAATCCAAGCGCATCAAATTCTACGCCTCATGCGACAACCAAATGGACGTCTTCCTTGACGGCCAGCAGATCATGTCCTCTAGCGACTTCGACGCTGAGGCGGCATCGTTTACACAAATGGCCCGGTTCACCATCCGGCTCGGCATCGGCACGCACACCCTGTCTGCTCGGGTCAAGAACGACAAGCCCTGGCAGCGGTACGACGTGTCCGTCACAGCCGACGACAAGGTCTCGGTGCCGAATCACGGCTTGGCTAACGGCACCGAGGTCACCGTCACCGACAAGTCAGGCGCCAACGGGCTCACCAAGGGCGACACCTATTTCGTGCGCGCCAAGACCGACGACGACTTCAAGCTCGCCACCAGCAACTCCGACGGCACCATCGTCAACGTCACCAGCAACGGAAAACTAGACCTGCGACTCAAGACCGACAACACCGCCGGATTTATCCTGACCGGCATCGAGGTCAACTCCAACGGCAAAGAAACCGACACCGTCGTCGTCCGCACCAACACAAACTGGCAGGTCTCCTCCCAGGAGCCCTACTGGCGCCCCGCCATGATCCTCAAGGTTCTCGCGCAGGAAGCCGCCACCCGAGGCGTCTACCGCCTAGACCAACTCACCTACGGCTTCGACATCAACGCACCCAGCAGCGGGGCCTGGTCCACCGAGGTAGACCTCACCCTCAAGGTCGGCTCAACCCTGCTCACCGTCCTCGACGACATGGTCGACCTCGGCAACGACTTCTGGCTCAACCCCGCCACGCTGGAGCTTGACGCCTGGGAGTCCCGCGGCACCGACGTATCGGGCAGCGTCTTCCTTGACACCGGCCAAAACCTGTCCCGATTTTCCACCACCGTTGAGCGGCCCCTCAAAACGGTCGCGCTCGTCCGGTCCAAGAACGGCTGGCTGCGGGCCGCAGACAACACCCTGCGGGACGCCAACGGCTGGCGCGAAACCTTCCTTGAGTACGGCAACACCGCCTCCGAGGACGTCGCCAAGCGCAACGCCCAGCGGGTTCTGCGTCGCACCGGCAAAACCCAGGTCATCGCGTCCGGCGTCGAGGTCGTCGTCACCAGCGGCGCCACCCCCTACGTCGACTTCACCGTCGGCGACGTCGTCGCCATCCCTGACCCGTCGGGCGAAGGGC